GTATATGGAAACCGAGAGATTTCCAGGTGCCAGCCTGGCAATACCTGCAGTATGGTGGTACGCGTGCTATGGAAATATGGCACCGGCGAGCTGGCAAGGATGAGCTATGCCTGGCCTGGGCCGCTGTAGCGCTGCATAAGCGAGTGGGAACTTATTGGCACATGTTGCCTGAGCAAACACAAGCCAGGCGTGCTATATGGGATGCAGTAGACCCCCATCGCGGCAAGCGCCGCATAGACCTGGCCTTCCCACAAGAGCTTCGTGCATCGACCCGCGAGAGTGATATGCATATCACCTTTAAGAATGGTAGTACCTGGCAGGTGGTGGGCTCTGATAACTATAACTCCCTGGTGGGCACACCCCCGGTTGGCTTGGTGTTCTCTGAGTGGGCGCTATGTAATCCATATTCCTGGGGCTATTTACGTCCTATCCTTAGAGAGAATGGAGGATGGGCTCTGTTTATCACTACCACGCGAGGGCGCAACCATGCCTATAAAATGTACCAACACGCGCTCAAAGAAGACAATGACTGGCACGCCGGGTTCTATTCAGCAGAAGACACCAGCGTATTCAGTGAAGACGACCTGCACGAAGAACTCGAGGAATATATCAGCACCTATGGCGAAACAATGGGACGCGCTCTATTCAACCAAGAATATCTCTGTTCCTGGGAGTCAGCCACCCCTGGCGCTTACTGGGCAGAAGAACTCAACAAGATGGAGAGAGAGGGGCGGGTAACGGAAGTTCCTCACAATCCGGAGCTGCCAGTCATCACTAGCATGGACATCGGCATGAACGATCATAACGTGACGTTTTTCTGGCAGGTGTTTGGTGCTCAACTCAGAATGATTGATGTTGAGTCCCAGCAGGGTGTTGGCCTGGATGGGTGGATTAAGATGGTGGATAGCAAACCCTATCATTATAGCCAGCACATAGCGCCACATGATATTAAAGTTAGGGATTGGTCACTTGGGGGTAAATCACGCAAGGCGGTAGCTGCAGATTTAGGGTATCACTTCGATGAGGCGCCCAGCCTATCTCATATGGATGGTGTTGATGCTTTCAGGCGCTTGCTGTCAAGGGTATGGGCCGATCGGGAGAAGTGTGGACCCGCCATTGAGCTGCTAAAGGATTACCGGGCAAAGTTTGATCTAAAAACCGCGACACTGGCCCGGCACGCAGAGCACAACATAGCCTCAAACTGGGCAGATTCATGTCGGTATTTTGCGGTTACACCGCATCGTGGTACTATCGGGTGGGAGTCAGGTGAGATTAACTATGAGCGTATGGATGCAGGCAGGATATGAACGATAACGAGATTGTTACCCTGGTGCGTAGAGAGGTAGAGGCCGCGCAAGGTTATGACTCTGATGTACTGTCTACCAAACGTGAGCGGGCCCTGGATTACTACAACGGCCGCATGACCGCTGCAGCAGAAGGGCGCAGCAATATGGTTAGCTTTGACGTGGCTGATACGGTACACGCCTTACTTGCACAGATTATCCCCATATTCCAAAGTTCCATCATCGAGTTCTCCCCTGAGTCAGAAGAAGATGAACCCCAGGCACAACTGGAATCCGACTTTGTACGCTGGCAGCTTGAGAAATCAGGGGGCTATAAAATCCTGTCTGAGGCAGCCCATGATGCCCTCCTGATCGCTAATGGATGGATCAAGGTCTATGTTGATGAGAAGGTAGACGTCGAGACTGAGTTATACGGTGATCTTGACCCGGTGCAGCTGCAGTCCTTGCAGATCCCCAACACACAAGGCCAGACAGTAACGATAAAAGAGGTTGATACAGGTTATGAGGTCAGGCGTGAGACGATAGTACGCGAGCTGAAGGTAGACTGTATTAGCCCGGACGTCATGCTGTTTTCAAGTTCAGCCGACCAGTTTGATTTTGAGGAGCTGCGCTTTGTTGGCGAACGTGTCTTGTATACCAGCTCTGAGTTAAAGGAAATGGGTGTATCTGACATGGATATATCCTCTATCCCTGAGTCCGAGGATGACTACTGGCCAGCCATACGTGCTAGAGAGGGCATCTACCAGGACAGTAACGGGCAGGAGCTGGGAGGCAGCCAGGATGCTGAGGTGCTGCGCGAATGTTTTGATGTATACATGCGCATTGATCTGAATGAGAACGGCACCAGTGAGTTACGACATATCACTATAGGCGGCAATGTACTGATAGAGAATGAGCCAGCAGAGTGTATTCCGTATGCCACTGGCAGCCCGGTGCCGATGCCTCATCGGGTGCAGGGTACAGGCATGTTTGAGCTTATGTGTCAGGTGCAGGACGCGAAAACCCATACATTACGTCAGTACATGGATAACCTGGCGGTAATGAACGGAAGTCGGCTAGGGGCGGTGGAAGGGCAGGTGAACATGGACGATCTGACCAATGGCCGTATTAACGGCGTGGTTCGCATGAGATCACCGGACGCCATTCTACCGTTACCTGCTGCAGACATAGGACAACAAGCCATTACCGGCCTTAATTACCTGGATCAACAGCGCTCGCAGCGTGGGGGAGCCAGTGTTGATCTGGGTGATGCAGACAGGCAATTAATGCAGTCTAGTGCCACAGCAGCCGGGGCCGCAACAGAGAGCGCTGAGAAAATGGCGGGCTGGTATTGCACCAACCTGGTACAGACCCTATTAGCCAATACGCACAAGCTGATCCATAAGAAGTTGCGCTATGAAATGCCGGGTAAGGCCAGCGCTAAGATACGAGGCAAGTGGACAGAGACAGACCCTGGTGAGTGGAAAGAGCGTAAGCATGTGGATGTCACGGCAGGCATGACCAGCAGTGAGCGATCACGCAAGAAGCAAGACCTCTCGATGGTCATCCAGATGCAGCAGCAGGCGTTACAGGCGGGCGCTGGCGGTATTATCACTGATATGAGCAAGATCTATAACGCCAGTGCAGACCTGATACGCATGATGGATGCGGGTGCACCAGAGGAATACCTCATTGATCCCAGGAGCGAGGAAGCACAGCAGGCAGGCCAGCAGGCCGCGCAGCAAGCGCAACAGCAGCAACAGCAGGCAGATGCCATGCAGCAGGAGATTATTGGCGTAGAGAAGGCGAAAGTTGCACAGGACAAATACAAGACAGATAAGGAAATTGAGTTTAAATACTTCGATGCCAGGCTTGATGCTGAAATCAAGGAGGCAGAGATAACCACTGACGCAATACTGGAGACAGAGAAAAATGCGAACGTACAACAGACAGCAGATAGTAGACCTAATTAACCAGGCCATTGATGATGCAGATCAGGACATGTGGAAGGAGATTAAAGGCAGGCCCGATGAGGCGCCCCGACTCCTTGCTGCCGCCACGGCGCTGGAATATGTTAAAGACAACTTATACAGACTGATGGTGGACTTATGAGTGAACTTGCAGCAGCAGAACAGGTTGAGACGCCAGAAGCGGCCCCTGCAGCAGCAGAGCCAGACAGCCTTGAGCAGATAGATAGTCTGCTTGCAGAGGCGCTGGGCGGCTCAACCACAGATGAGAACGGCAACACGTTTGCTGACGAACCAATCCCTGAGAAGGAACCGGAGCAGGAACCGGAGCGAGAGCTAGAAGAACCTGAAGGCTCACCAGATGAGCCACTGGCCGCTGAGGAGCCAGAAGAATCCTCTATAGACTATGACCTTGAAATACCCATGCCGGATGGTCGAGAAGCCATGACGCTGGGTCAGATGAAGGATCGGGTCACAGAGCTTGAGCGTACAGAGCTGCAATACCAGGACCGTGAGAACGATCTGGCAAGGCGGCAGGACGAGTTTGCTCAAATAGCGGCGCAGTCGGGCGTAGAGATAAACCCGCAAGCAAGGCAACGTATGGATCAGTTAATGCAGGATCATTTGCACCATGAACACAAGGCGATGATAGACAGTATGCCGGAAGTCAGCGATCCCACCGCATTTGAGAAAATGAAGGGGGAAATTATGGCGGACATGAAGGAATACGGGCTTGAAGCAATGGCCTTGCAGGTAACAGACCATAACGCAATCAGGTATATGCGCGACAATGCCAGGCTGAGGCGTAAGCTGAGGGAAGCTGAGAAGCTGCCTGAAAAAATACACAAGGCCAGCAAAAAGGGCACCAAGCCCCGGCGTGCAACAAAGCGTTCAACACAAGATAAGATGGTGGCTGATGCAATGGCATCGAATGATGATGATACCAAGCAAGCCGCAATAGACAACCTACTCAGAGGCTAGAACAATGACAGCAGCAAATATAGACGCAACCAACC